TAATAAAGCCATGAGTCAGTGGTTTCTGTAGTTTCCAAGCTTCTAACTCCCATGGATAGCATCTACCATCACTATATACTTTATTGAACCATATAGTTTGTGGAAAGTCCTCCTTTAGTTCTTTCCTGACATACTGTTTTACATGCACCATTTCATGTGCTATCGTTAGCAGGAAGTCATATAAGTTCTGATTTTTGTCTATTTCTAGTGTAAAGTCGTTACCGCTGTCATGCTGACAATAACCTACACATCTCTCTTTCTTTGGAATAGCACTTAGATTGCATTCAATCCACAATGAACGATGCCTTGGTAACATCTCATCAATACAATATTCTATTAGATTGTATGCTAGTTGTCGTTGTTTTTGTAAACCACCTGTGATTTCAATGGTGTTGGCTGGGTGCATAATGTAGTCTCCTCATGACAAATCTTCACCGTATCTACCTCTTGTTCGATTACCGTCGCCGTTTAGTTCTGTCATATCCTGTTGCTTAGCTTTGAAGTCTCTCTCATATATCTCTACTTCAAATGCTGGCAATAGTTTGTCTGCCATATGATCTTCTACTAATAACTTAGATAGTAATGCCAGTTCAGGACCAGTAAGTCTCTTAATTTTCTCTGCTATTGCGTGTGGTGACGCTTTGTTGCCTAAAGCCACTAGACCATTCTCCTAAACTTGTCTAACAGTTCCTCGCCTCTTACCTGTTCGTCTGTAAAGATATGTATAATTTTACCATCTTTCTCACGAACAATCCTTCCATCATTGAATTGTGTATCAGTTACATGACCTTCATCAGTATCCTGTGGTCTATTATCATACCACATAGATTTTAATGAGTGCATGTGTATAGAAGCTGGTTCTCCTGCCCATTCCTCAGCAGCTAGTTTTACTGCCTGTGCATGGACTCGTTCACTGTATTGTCCCATAATGTCTCCATTTATTTATTTATGCTACAATTATATGAAAAACTGGACCTTTAATCAATAGTCAATAGGACCAAAAGCCCAGTTGTTCAACCAATACTATTCAGGCTTTACTAAAGTCCAAATACCATAAGCTAATGCTGGCCATGCCAATAACTTAACAATTGGTGCTGCTACCAATACTAATATTGATACACCAATAATCATACCGCCGTCCCAAGATGTTCTCTCTGGAAGACGAGCCTTGATAAAGTCTAATACATTTTGCATATACTTGCTCCTATTGTTTGAGATCTGCTTCTAGAGCTTTAATATAATCTACTATATTATGGTCTGCTACTATATCAAATCTACCCTTAAATATTGCACTCAATAATGACCACCCTTTGTCTCTTATCCTCTCTGAGGACCAACGTGCTAACTTGGTAACTTCACCCGTTGATTTTATGTATAAGCATTCGCCTGTGTGTCGCCATCTGAACCATGATGGAACACAAGGGACTACGTCATTATTGTTTACAAATCGTTGATGGTTTAGGTGTTTATCACACCACTTCCTAAACTGTGGACCTCCAGCTCTTGGCGAGCCAAAAGTGTATAAGGTGTCTATATCGTGTCCGCCTTTGTATTCTAATCTCTGTGCTAATATAGTTGCCATGGCACCACCTAATGAGTGGCCACACGCCCATATCTTACGTCCTTTAGAATATTTATCTAAACGTTTTTCTACTTCAGGATATATCTTGTCTACTTCTTCTTTGAACCCTTGATGTATCTTATTACCTGATACTGAGTCTGCCTTGAAGATCTCTAAGTCTGCATAGATATCATTTAGTTCTGATGGTTGAGTGCCTCTACATGTTATAACAATATCTGTCTTGTTGTGAAAGATATATGTTTGTGCTCCTCTCTCATCAATATAAAGTGCTGCAGTAAAGCCTAATTTCTTACCTTGTTCTTTACCTAGCTTGGGTCCTGAGTATGCCACTTTAGCAAGTTTAGCAAATAGGACACGCTTTTCCTTTTCTTGCAATAATTTAATCATGGTAAAGATATTTATAATAGTTCTTGACTTATGGTAGGGTCCTATTCATAATATATAAATAGTTACTTAACCAAAAGGATATTATATATGGCAGCACTAAACGAAGGCGGAGGACTAACAGGACTTAGAATAGGCATATTCATACAGAAATGTCTTGACGGAGAGCCTCATAAACTTACAAATGCTAAGACTGCTGTAATTACAGGCATGACTGCATGGAACAGCACAATCAAAGGTGAGCGTCAACAAGAGATTACAGGTAACTTTGGTAGTGATATAAAGACAGGTAAAGACTTTAACAAGTTTATGAAGCCAGCCAAACCTAATACTAGATTCATAACAAGCACAGGAGATGAATTAGCAATAGGTCAATTCCTAAAGACAGAAGAATACAAAGGTGGCAAAGTAGATTACAACAAAGGAAACGTGGCAGAGATAATATTTGCTGCTGCTATATTTGCCAGGTTTACAAATAGAACTGCCAGAGTAACAGAACAACAAGTAAAAGATGTTATATTCAGTGATAACCTAGCAGGACAATCAGGCACAATGTTTAAGATGGCTCCTAATGAAGGCGTAGATATAATGGATGAAGTAGAACTACGTTGGGGCATGTCAGGCAACAACCACAGAGCTGTAAGAAATAAAAATTTATGGCCTGTTTGGTCCTTGCCAGATAGTTCAGGAGATAATATTGTATCAGCATCATTAAACTATGCCAACAGCCCTAACGTTGTATCATGGGCTAACCTAGTATATAAGAATAGAAGTTATAACGAAATAAAGATATTAGCAGAGGGAGAACTAGATCAAAAGGCAACAAAGGTAGACGTTAGAGTAACAATAACAGATCAAGACGGCATACCAGAGCCTGTAAATATAAACGTATCACTTAAGAAAGGTAACGTAGGACAGTTTGGACAGTTTGGTGGTGTATCATATGATGTCCAAAAGCTAGTATGGATGTCATCATTTGGTATAGAGCCACCACTAACTAGAGAAGAATATGAGAAAGAATTCAAGACAGTTAATCATGTAACTGATACAGCTGTGGCATTCCAAAAGATGTATAAAGCTGTCGTGCCTGTTGTAAAGAAACTATTTGAAGACCCAACGAGTTATAAAAACTCTGTTCAGACGTTTGCTACTTTTATAAAACAACAAGTAACCTTAGGAGAAGATGCAGTTACATTGGTTACACTAAAGAAAGATTATGCTGTAGAATATAATGTAGACAATGTAACAAAGATGATGGAGAACTTAGAGTTCAAATTTGAATACTATGAACAGACATCTAGGACTGAGGGTGACTTCCAATTACCTGGTATAAACATATATGCCTTATCCAAAGGCGAAACTAAACCTAAACTATTGCTAACAATAAGAGCTAAACGTGGAGAGAAAGCTAGAGATGGCACACCTTACTATAGGAATATATTTGAAAAGAAAGCTCTCTTTACAGACTTGTTTGCTACCATACTAAAGGCGACAGACGTATGAACTATACAGAACAAGTAAGACAAGCAGACATGAAAAGAAAACATATCAAGTATTCTGATATATTTCAATATGGCAGATCAAAAGCCTGGGCGAAACAATGTCCTGGAACTTATAAATGGATGCCAGGAGATACATTAGATAGATGGGAACAGAACAAAGACATAGCTTCTAAGTATGGTTGGACAGAAGATAACATAGATTATGATGTAAATACATATGGTTTCAGACACAATAAAGACTTTGAAAAGAATCATGACAGCGCTGTGTTCTTAGGTTGTAGTCTTACATTTGGCGTAGGTGTTAATTATGAGGATAGCTGGCCTTACCTAGTATCTAAAGCACTAGGCGTTGAGTGTATAAACATGGGACAACCAGGCACAGGACAAAATGCTGCAGTTAGAGTAGCAAGAGAATGGATAGATGTAATCAAACCTAAGTATGTATTCTTCTTTCAACAAGACCCAGGCAGAAGAGAATTGTTTCTAACTGAGGGAGGCAATAATCACATAGAACAGCACTATAATAATCAGGAAACTAGATGGAAAGAAATGGGAACAGACATAGGCTCGTTCAGTAAAGAAGATAACCTAGCACATTACTTCAACATGTCTAATGACACAAGAGAGCGTTGGTTGTATCAAAATCTAAACCGAGATGCAATGGCTCATATATGTAGAGGCAGTAGGAAATATCCTTGTAAGTTTGTTTGTGCAGACTGGTTAGATGTTCCACAATGGAATCTACCTGAGAACAGTAAAGGCGAAGGACTAATAGGTATGCCTCCCCAAGCATGGTTAGATCATTACAACGAAAACAATATGGAATACACTACGCCACACAATAGTTGTGTAGGCAGAGATCTAATACACCCTGGACCATATCAACATAGAGAAATATTTGCACCTTACTTTGTGGAGTTAGCCAATGAAAGCTAGTTTGTTCTTCTTATTCAATCACGGTGGTGAGTTGTATATTGTAGATAACACAAAGATAGATGATGTTCCTAAGCCTCGTGAACTTATCTTTAGAGCCTCACAAATAGAGATAATAAGAGAACGAGCATTGTATATGAGTCAGCCTATTGTCATGGATAGCGCTAGGAAAAGAACTGCTAAACATAGCCCTGAAGGATTAGAACGTATAAGAGAGGCTAAACAAGGTATCAATCACCCTGCTGTAAAACGTGGTAGGGACGCAGAGTTTAGAGAGAAAGTATCAAATACTATGCGTGGCACAAGACTAGGAGAGAATAATCCTATGTGGGGCAGAAGACATTCTAAAGAAACAAGACAAAAGATGCATGAAGCTGCCATGCAAAAAGAAAGACGTCGTTGGGTGTGTTCACCTGATGGTGTAACTACTACAATACCTGTAAGTGAACCTAAGCCTGAGGGCTGGCAATGGGGCAGATTCTATGACCCTTACAAACCTGATACAGAGCCATTCAATTTATAAACTTTACCACTCTCCAGATCATCTCTTTCTAATAAGTTAATCATTGATACTGCTTGTTGAGGATAATTAGATTCCACAAGTCTTTCAGGATCAATACCAATGTATATCTCATCATACAAATAAGCATAATACCTCATGATGTGGAGGTTAATACTCTTACACATCCAATAAGGCATTAGGTTAGGCATACTCTTGCCACCTATACCTGAACTTAGCATCCAGACAACCTTTTGTTTGAAGTCACATGAAGGATCACTAGCCCATTGTAATATATCCTGACATACAAGACAGTCTCTCTGTATTGTTTCAGCATCTATATTTGTAGGCATTGTATTATGATTGAATATTACTAAATCATATGCTCCTTCATACTTATCTACATCTCCATTGATTAGATCTTCACGTTTAATTAAGGTAACTTCAAATTTAATTCGTAAGTAATCTACCAACGATCTACCAAATTTAGTGTTACCACCAGTTACTAATGCTTTACGCATATATTTTCTCCATAGTATTTTGGGCTGTGCCACAGGAGTCTGAGCATAACAGAATGCTGTGATCTTCCCAGCTTTCATATATTTTTCTGAAAGGGTCATTATCTAATATCTCTTTTAGTGTTTGTTTGTCTAGATTGTTTTGTATATTTTCAAATATACCATCTGCCTGGAACTTATGGACAACGGAAACATATCTGCCTTTGAGATACTTTCTACTTAAATGTCCATAAAAACTACATGGCCAGACTGTGCCATCATAGTTTATTCTTATCTCATTGCCAGCTCCTAATGTTTTTGCCTGACAATTTATACATGTCTCTCTACCTTTTCTACTTTGTTCTAATATGCGTGATACATCTTTATACTTTACAGGCGAGTTATCAGCATTTATTAGTTTTATGAATTGTTTTTGTTTGTCGTCCATTTGTATGGGCTTTATATCCTCTTCCTCTGGATATATTTCGTATTGTATATTGTATTCTTTATCTTTGGCTGGCATAGGAGCACCTTCAAAACCATTAGGGTTCTTCATTCTAACAGGAAAGCCTAGTTTGTATGCTAATTTCATAACCTCTTCCTTTTGGTGTGCATTATGCTTGAATTTTAAAAACTCCCAAATGCCTCTCGCTCCTGTATCACTATAAGTTTCCATTGCAGTGATAACTTTGTTCCATTTAACATTCCTTCTGTATATGTGATTTGTATCTTCTAATCCATCTACAGAGAATATTACATATCTCTTTTGGAATTGTGTATATGTTTCATCTGGATTGCCCCTTATAAGTTCTCCTAGTTCTTTCCAGAATGTTTTGTTCTTCATACCACCATTTGTATTGATTTGCATCTTACAATCTTTTATGCTTAAGATGTATTCAATAATGTCTAGTATCTCTGGTGCAGTGCAAGGATCTCCGTAATCTCCTGCAAAGGTCCAGAACTCTATCTGTTCTATAAAATCGATAGGGAAGTGTCTTTTGAATCTCTCTAATGTGTATGCACCCTGTATAATATTAGGATTTACATTAGGAGAGAAGTCTTGGTATCGAGGACACCAAGGACATATAGAATTACATAGCGTTGATAATTCTAAATGAACGCTTCGTAAGTTTCCGTATGTCCAGTTGTTTTCCACATAAGTATTTATTCACTCTGTGTGAAGTCAACTTTGGCTTTCATCTCGTCCATCTTCTTAGATGTGTCCTTAAACTTGTATGCCTTTTTAGCTTTATTGTATTCTTTGATACCAATGTCGCTTAGTATCTTTTCTAATTTAGGATACAGTTTTAGAAGTTGTCCATCCTTGACGTGTGTAAGTAACTCTGCTTCCTTATGATGCATGCCTTCTAATATAGACATCCAATTCATTTCTTGTTTCCAAGCAGGAAGATTTTTTATATTAGCACTAGGATCTGTAAATTGTTTTATACGTCTCCATTCTAGTGTAAGAGTTGTATCACCCATACCTTCAGGTATATCATCTTCTATTTTTGTGGACTCAGGCATGCCTTCAGGCAGATTCCAATCTGCTTTCTCAGCACCTACACCTAGTCTAACAAGAGGCACAATAGTCTGATTACTAGCTGCTAGTTCTTTCAGTCTATCTACTTGTGCTTTTTTGCCACGGGCTTCGAATACCCAATTAAGACCTTCGTCTACCTGTCTAAACTTTGCCATAATTACTTCTTCTTATTTTTAGAACCTTTAGGACGGCCTCTCTTCTTAGGAGGAGTCTTGCCATCTTTATAAGCTTCGTTAATGTTTGGGGTAGATTTGTCGTCAGCTTTGTAACGACCTTTTTTATCTCTCGCTCTCACACCAGAAGCTGGTTTCTCTGGATATGTAGGAAAGAATACTTCTTTTAACCATTTAAACATAATTTGTCACCTTTATTTTAGTTTCAAAAATCATCAATAACATCTATCATTTGTTTCATTTTATTCTTCATAAAATAATTTAATAATAAACTTCTATCTTGTCCCTGTTGGGACTTATAATTATTTATAATACTTTCTTTGATGTCTTCTGGTGTTTTGGTTAAGTCAACCAGTGTGCTATTCCTTATATAAGCATTGGACATCTCACCTGACACCCATTTTTCTGGTGCCATATATTTCCATTCATTAAGTTTTACCTTACGAATAGGATTTTGACGTATGCCTTCTACCAATACATTGTCTGCTGATAATATATTAGGTATGCCATCGCCTTTATCACCTACGATTATATGTTCTCTTAGCACAACATCAGCAGGTTCAGTTATCTTTACCCATTTCTTTTGTGCAGGAGCAAATTGTTTTACATTGCTATATTTTTGTAGTTGTTTAAAGTCATGATCTCCTGATACAATAAGGAAAGGATCAGGTGTAATCTCATCTTCGAACAAAGGACCTGGCTCTCCTATAGTCTGGCTATATTCTGCTAGTGTGCCTATAACATCATCTGCCTCAGCACCATCTACATCTATAACAGGATAAGGAAATACTTCTGATATCTCATCTCTTACCAAGTTTACTGCTTCAAATATAGCACTCCAATCCATGCTACTCTTTTCTCTTGTAACCTTTCTGCCTGCTTTGTAATAAGGAAACACCTGGCGTCTCCAATAGTATCTGTTATCACAGGCTATAACTAACTCTCCAAATTCATCTCCCCAACGTTTGTTGTAGGAACGAATAGAATTAATTATCATGTGGCGTAATAAGTCTAGGTTAGGCTCTACATTGCCTGAGCCTTTTGCCTCTGCCATAAATGAACCAATGGCAGTCTGGTTATAGTCTACAACAATCATTATTGCACCTTTAACAATAGCATATTAGGATTGATACGAGTCTTAACTTTCATTTGTTTACCACGTATCTTACCTACGACTTCATGTATTGCCTTTTTAGATTTAGACATTATTACTTTGAGCTGTTCATCAGGCTTTCGTAATGTCTTTTCATATGATAGTTCTGTATCATAACCTGTAATACTTGTGCCTTTAACCGAGAGTCCTCCCTCACCTTTAGACGCATATAGCCCTAGTCTCTTGCGTTTAACATCATATACCCACACCTCACTACTGCCTAATATATCTACAGGGTTCACAGATGCTATATTAAAGTCCTTATTTGCTTGTAAATACCTTAAACGTGCTACTACCTTACGTGGATCTTGTGGCTTCTTACGCCTTACAGGAGTCTTACGCTTCTGTTGTGTGATCATAGTTTGTAATAGTTCTTCCATCCAGACAATAAGTTTGTCCATTGCAGACTTCTTAATGTGAGAATAGCCTTCTATCAATTGTTCGTCCCAATCATTACGTTGTCTTAGTTTACGAACACGTTGCAGTTCTTTGTATTCTTCTAGGATAGGAGAATACTCTTGATATACTGCCTCTGATTCTAGTTTGTTTAGTTTACAAGAGGCACTCAATGACTCTATACTCATAGGCTTTTGTCCTACTTGTAGTTTGTCCACAGATTCATCTACAGCATTGATAAAGATATCTAGTTCACGCCTAATAGGTGTGACATTTACTTTACGTTGTGCTGCTGCTTGTGCTTTCTCTGCCTCTTTCTTTTTGCCAGTCTCTACAAAGTATTCATACTTCTTATAAATGTATTCTTCTTGTGAAGATAGCATCCAGCCTGTTTTGTTGTGGAACCAAGTGTATTCAGATATAGACAGGAAACAATAGTCAGGTGCTTTCAACACCTTCTTTTGTTCTGCCTTAGTCCACTTGGAATGTTTTACTACCCAATTACGAAATGTCTTATAACATTCTTTATTAGGAATCTCAGCGTGAATAAAGTATTGAGCTTTCTTCCAAACCTCTATCCTTTCTTCTTCTGTTGTCTTTAAGCTGTATTCAGCCCAGTTAGGTTCCGTAAGCATATACGGAGTTCGTTTCTTAGTTGCCATAAAGGTCTTCTCCTTAGTTTCATATTACTAATTATAAGACCTGCAAGACCTAGAATCAAGAGTCTAGAGGACCAGAAGGAGGATAAAGGCTTAATGGTTGAAAGTATTGGTTGTCCTCGTGAGGTAATATTTCATAGTCTGCCTCATCTATTAGATGTTTTTCAACCACACCCAATAGACGTAGCATAATATATGTAGGGTCATAGTTGCCGTCCCATGAGTCATTTAAGTTCTTTTTTATTCTTATATACAAATTATGAAATGTATCGTTTGTAAAAAAGCCCTGTAGTTTTGGTGTATTGAGCCATGGTGGTATGCACTTTGTAAAACATACAAGGTTCAATGCCTGCATTCTTATCATAGGATTATCATGTGTATCAATAATTGTGTCTAACAAAGCATTGACCCATCTTAATTTTAAGTGTTCATGATATATGTTGTTTACTATTATGTTGCCACAGTTAGCTATCAACCAATAGAAATCTTTTATATCTGTATGTATTTCAGGATGTCTTACGCCTCTTATATCTGGGTTAGCATTTCCCATGTGCCTTCTGATACAGGCTATTTTGACTGACATGTAGTAAAGAGCATGTGGATAACCTATCCATTGCTCCTTTAGATTAACTACATGATCTTTTAGTCTTGCCTTTCTGTTGTGAAACTTAGGACTATTCTCGTCTGTAAGTTCTTCATAGGTAGGTGGTGTGCCAGGTATAAGCACGTCATAATTATTAACCTGATGAAGACTCAACAAAGCTACTAGCCTTATCTGGTTCTGGATAGTCTGCTAACATTTTCCAGAATATAACTCTGTCGAATTTGACTGTTCTCCAGCCCTCTGCTTCAACGTCATATACTGTTAAATTACCTTTTACAGACTTCTCTGTGTTTGTTTTTGTTTCAGGAATGATATCTGTTTTTAGTGTGCATACCATTTCTCTAACTTCACCATTAGCTTTGTGTATTCTAAACATAGAATAACCTAGCTTTGTATGTTCAGTTACAGCATTTTGCCAATCATTATCATTACGATTAGGATCATACTGTATCTCTGTGTTGTCACCTTTTTTATCTTTATTTGGCATCTTTCCCTCTCAGTTTTTTATCTATTAACCATTGTAAATCTGCTTCCTTTTTAGGGTCCATCGCAGACTCTGGACCATATTTGTCTGAAACCCAATCATCTCCTATGACTTCTTCCTGAGGAGAATCTGTGGTTAGTTCTATATGTATGTCGTCGTCCATACCTACCTGCTCTCCTATGGTAGTCTGTCTATCTAATATAGGATCTTCTGGTAATTCTTGTTTAAAGTCTACAACGTCATCTTCTAAATGGACAGGAGTTATGCGCGTTCCTTGTCTCTCCTTAAAACTTAGATTAGCTGCTATGACTAAAACTATGGCAAGTGGGTCAAATACAAATATAAGCAGTAAGATTAATATCTGGACTGCAGCGTCGATACTCGCCATGGAGTCGTCTCCATATATTAATTGTGCAACATACTTGATAGGACCCACTTCTTGTTCTAACTCTCTTACAATAGATCTTTTATCAAAGAGTGTTACATTATATTCATCGATCTTATCATAAGACTCGTCTATTTTTGCTTGTATATTGTCTATTTGTTCGTCTTTATTGTCCTGTGAGACACTCTCATTGTCCCTTAGACGGTTTATTTCAGCATTGGCATTGTCTATTGTTGTTTGTGTATTAGTTCTATACTCTGATATCTGGTTACGATAACTGGCTATTTGTTCCTCAGCATAAGATCTTAGTTCATCTATCTCATCTGCTATTGCCTCACGTTCTACCTTTTGACTCTCCCTAACTTCTATACCTTTTGCTACATTGTCTGTTCTGTTTATTAGATTGCCTGTTGTGCCTTGGCTTGTATAAGACTCCACAATAGCGTCTAATTCTGCTAGTTCTTGCTCCTTTTGATCTATATCTGTATTCAAATTAGACCTAATAGACTCTATTTGATTCTCGGCGTATGTTATATCGCCTTGGACTCTTTCCCATGCCGTATCACGTATCTCTTCTTGTTGTTGTATAGATTCTGTGATGTCTAATGTTCCGCCGTCTTCTATCCTTTGTATTCTTTCTTCTGATACTTCTATCTTGCCACGTTCACGTTCTATTAGTTGTTCTACTCTTGCTACTTCTGCCATAGCGTCACCAGATACTCCTGATTGTTCTATGTGTGCTTTACTTAAAAAGCCAAATATACCTATAGATGTGATTAATGATAGGATAATTACTGCTAATACCATATAGGTTTTCATTAGCCATTGAACTCTGGACCAATATTGATAAATCCAAGAGGCAGTAATAAGTTTTGCTATCTCCAAAACTATACCCATGGACAATATAGACCAGGGTAAGCCACTAAAGATAGCCATAAGTCCTACGACTGAGAAGTATGCTGCTACACCAGATACTGCCAATGCAGAGAACAATAATCCTATTATGAGTGTTAAACTTTTGGTTTCCATTCTAATTCCTCGAAATCTTTCAAAAAGCTAGACCTTATTCTTACATGTAACATATCATTGATACAGTTAGGGTCATGCCTTTGTTGCCATTGCAATAAAAACTCTTGCATCTTTGCAGGAGCTCTTGTTGGATATTCTGCTATAACTTCTTTAGTCATTTCATCAACAGACTCTTTTACAATTTTAGAACTACCAAAATACTTCTCGAATTGTTTATCTGTTTTACATGAATATCCTATATAATATCTCCCATCAGGAAAATATGTGCAATATACTCTATGTTTCTTCTTTTCTTTTGCCATACATCTATTTATGTGTGCGTTTACCGTCGAAAACGCATACAAAATATAACGGCTCATCGGTGTCATTATACACTCTATGAAAAGAACCATCAGGTATAAGCACCACAGTTCCAGCTTCTACATCATACAATTCTGCATCTACAGTTATAAATCCTTTGCCCGAGACAAAGAAATATACTTCCTCTTGCCCCTTGTGCATGTGTCCTGTAGTTTGTTGATGTGGCTTTAGTTCTGTGCTACTTAATACTAGATTATTTAGAAACTTATTGTCTTTTAGTAAATAAGTTTCATTGTCTTTTATAGTTTCACCGCCGATATCATTTAAGTCCAGCTTCATACTCTTCTTCATACGGGTCTGTCATTTTAAATTCCTCTTCTGGCTCCCGTTCATCGCCACAAAAAGGACAATATTTCACTTGATAAAAATGGTGGTCCTGATCATGTGTTATCGTTGCAACACCTTCACACTTCTCACACTCTAAATATATTTTATCTTCCATTCTGTGCAGCACCCCATACATCACCCCAATCTCCTTTAAGAGCACCACGGGCATAATCTGTAGCTCTGTTTTCAAAGAAGTTTGTATGTGTAGGGGCATTTATCATTTCTTCTACCCATAATAAAGGATTTCTTTTTACTTTAAAGATTCCTCTCATTCCCATACTTATAAGACGCCTGTCAGCAATATATCTTATGTATTGTTTTACTTGTTCTGGTTTTAGGTCTTCCATATCTCCCATAGCAAAACATGTATCAATAAACATTTCTTCTAGTTCTACCATCTTTTCTGCTATATCGTATATTTCTTTCTTAATTTTGTCGTTCCATAGGTTTCTGTTTTCTTTTACATAAGTCTTAAATAATTGTATCATAGACTCTGCGTGCATTGTTTCATCTACAATAGACCACGTAATTATTTGTCCCATGCCTTTCATTTTGCCATGACGTGGGAAGTTCAACAACATTATAAAAGAAGAGAATAACTGCATTCCTTCTGTAAATGCTGAGAACGCTGCTATATTTACAGCAACAGATTCTGCCGTTCCATTTTTAGATGATAAGTCCATAAAGTATTCATGTTTTTCTACCATTGTCTGATACTCTAAGAACTCACTATATGTAGACTCAGGCATACCTAATGTCTCGATTAAATGTGCATAGGCAGCGACATGCAATGCCTCCCTTGCAGCAAATCCTGACAACATCATACGAACTTCTGGCTGAGGAAAATAAGGCAGATAGTTATTTACATAACCTCCTGCTACATCTATATCTCCCTGCACAAAGAATCTAAATATGTTTGTTAGAAATGCCTTCTCAGGATCTGATAATTTATCTTTCCAATCCTTTACATCTTCTGCCATTGGAACTTCTGTATGCAACCAATGTGATTGCTCATGTTTTAACCATGCTTCATACGCCCAAGGATAATTAAACGGTTTAAAATAATCCCTTTCATCTGTTAATTTGTTTTTACTTACCACTACTCTTTCCCTATATCTGATAGATCAGCCTCCTGGAATGCCCATGATCTTTCATTACACCAAAAACATTCGTTACATCTGCCTCTAATTTGTTCCACGCAGCTATGTGAAAAACTAGCCACGTCATCTAATATCCCTTCTTCCCATGCCAGTCTAACTAAAAAATCCTTAGTATAGTCTGCGAATGGTTGTTTGATTATATCTTGTATTGGAACTCCGTTGTGAACATAATCACTTTCACTAACTTTTTTTCTACGTGCAGGAGTGTGATAAGCGCATAGTGTTTCATAATGCTGAGGATAGTCATTTACACCTGTGAATACTACATCTGCCATATTATTATCTACTATCTCTTTTATCCCGTCTAAAAGTTGCTGTGCAACCTCATCTCCTAAATAATCGTTTCTGTTCCAATCAACCCCTTGTTGATTTATTACAATAGGATGGAGTCTTTTTTGTTCATAATAATTACTAGACCACTCTAACATTCTATTGGCATAAGTTAATGCACCGTCCACTTTAGGAACAGTAAAAGGAATACACTTTTGATTCCTTTTTAGGCATACACCATATACTAAATGCCATAATAATGAACTATCAAATCCACCTGATACTACAACACCAATAACTTTATTGTTCATCATACTCATTTCTTTTAAAAAAGACAGATAGAACTTCGCTATTGATGTATTATCCATAGTTTTATCCTTCACAAGCTAGACATTCTCCATCTGCAATTTCTCTCATGTCTAGCTCTTGTATAATTTCTCGTTCTATTCTTTTAGACACTTTATCAGCCTTGCCTAATTTCTCTGAACGACAATAATATAATGTCTTTATACCTGACTTCCAGGCTAGGAAATGAACAGCATGTAAGTATGCTATGTTCGTGTCAGGTCTAAAGAATAAATTTAAACTTTGTGCTTGGTCAATAAACTCCTGCCTATCTGCTGCATGTTCTATCAACCAACGTTGATCTATTTCCATAGATGTTTTGTAAATGGCTTTTTGTTCATCAGTTAATTGTGTTAAGTGTTGAACACTACCATCATTGCCAATTATCGACGACCAAACCTCGTCATAATTTGTTCTAGGATGTTTCTCGCAGTATTCCTTAATGATATCATCCAAGTATTTGTTTTTGTTAAGATAGGCTCCAGATAGTGTATCTTGCCTGTAAGCATTAGCTCTAAACGGCTCAATAGATGGCGAGGTGTTGCCCATAATAATACTAGAGGAAGCATTAGGAGCAACAGCCATAACATGACTAAAACGTAAGCCTCGTCCTTTAGCGTCAGGCGCTTCTCCTCTCTCCTTTCCAAGTTGTTTGTTAGCTTCATCTAACTTGCTCCTTATATGTCTAAATAATCTCAAGTTAGCACCTTTGGCTTCAGGTGTCTCCCATGCAATTCCGTTCTTCTGTAGATACGCATGAAAACCTAAAGCACCAACACCTATACTCCTTTCTCTCATAGCAGAATATTTAGCTCTACTTACCTCATCAGGAGCATGTTTGAGGAAGAATGTTAGAACATTATCTAACATCTCTGCTACGTCTCTTAAAAATTGTGGGTCTCGAACCCATGCACCGTAATTTTCTAAATTAACGGATGATAAACAGCATACTGCTGTTCTCTTTTCATTAGTAGGTAAAATAATCTCAGAACACAAATTACTCTGATGTATTTTTAAACCTAAATCCTTTTGGAACTGAGGCATCTCCCTATTACTTGTATCAATATAATGTATGTAGGGTTCGCCTGTTTCCATTCTAAGTTCTAATATCTTTTGCCATAAGTCCTTGGCTGATACTGTATCTCTAATTAGTCCTGAATGAGGATCTACTAGATTCCAACCATCATCTGCATCTGGATCTTGCATACACCTTTCTATAATCTGCATAAAATTATCTGTAATGTTTATGCCATGGTGTAAGTTCAGGCATCTCATATTAGGATCGCCTGTAGGCTTTCTCATTTCTAAAAACATGAGGACATCTGGATGAGAGATGTCAAGATAAGTAGCATAAGAGCCCCTTCTAGTGCGACCCTGTCTGTATGCGAGGCAGGATGAATCATAAGTCTTAAGGTGAGGCATAACACCAGTAGACTTATCATCAGATGATCTGATACCAAAGCCAATACCGACACCACCACCAAGCATGCTAAGCCAGTTTGTTTCAGATAAGTTTTCAACTAAACCCTCCGCCGTATCATTAATGTAATTTAAAAAGCATGAGATAGGCATTCCTTTTTTACTTCTTCCATAGGAAAGAATAGGAGTGCTGTATGATAGCCAATGTTTACTAGCATATTCATATAACCTTTGTGCGTGTTCTATATCTGTGCCAAAAGTTTTACTTACAAAGGCAAACCTTTCTTGAGGAGAGGACTCCTCTTCCTTCATATAACTTTCTTTTAGTCTTTGTAAACCTAGAGAGTCAAAGAGCTGATCTCTATCATAGTCTATTTGTATGCCTAAGTAATCCTTCCGTGCCATTAATTATCCTTTAAGTAAGACTTTGTCTTCTGTAGCCTTGATTGTTTCTTTTAACTGTTGATTCTCTTCCACCAAGGCTTTGATACGCTGATAAGCTTCTTGGAGTTGACCCTGTAACTCTCGTATATTTTGTTGGTGTATTTGTAAATCTGTAACTCTTCCATCATCCATTAACATTTTCTCCAATTTGTGAACCGAAGTTCTGCTTCTAAATTTTGAAAGACATTATTACTTATAAGATTGCCAACGTCGACGCCAGCCATAACCATATCGTTAATGTCTTTCTGTTCAATGTTGTCAGGCCATATAACTATACGTTCTCCTGACTGTATAAGGTTGTGGATAATGTTACATACTTCCTTATTTTTAGGTTGGTTATCCACAATAATAATTCTATCCTCTGGTAAATTTAACGTTTGTATCTTGTTAAAAGATGTGCCTGCACAAGCAATAGCGTTGTCCAAAAATAAACTGTCTAAAGGACCCTCCACTATCTTTACAGGCTCATTATAATTTATAACATCTAGACCATAAACTGTAGGAGAATCTTCATTTACTTTTACCAATATGTATTTTAATGGGCTGTTGCCATAGTCCCTTAGACTGATAGCAGTCATCTTACCCTCCCTATCGAAAAATGGGATAGCAAGACGAGGCTCATTTGTTTTTATCCTATCTTTGTATTTAGGAGCTAACTGATGTATCTTCGAGATGTCTTCTATATGATATAGCCTATCCCATTTTTCTATTGGAATCCTTCTCTTCCTACAATAGTCAACAGCAATATGATTAGAATCTGTGAGATCACATTGTTCATGTAATTTATCAACTCTATCCATTATACTGTCTATAAGTCGAGAGGTATTTCTGCCAGAGAAATTAGGTTGTTCAAATTTAAATTCTGGTTCTTTGTTGGCTCGAGGACCTGCTACACCTTCTTGATATCTCTCCATTACATACTGAGGATACAGAAGAGAATCTACTATCTTTAATAATCCACCAAAAGTTTTGCCAGCATCACAATTATGACACTTGTAGAACATATCGTTCTTTTTCTTGTAAATGTATCCTCGAGCCTTATTCTTTTTGGTTGAGCTGTCGCCACAGATAGGGCAACGGAAATTAAATAGATAGTCATCCTTACGTTTAAAACGATCTAGCCTGTGCGAGATCATATTAATATATTTCAAATCTATATGTAACATAGTCAATATTATACGAAATTCCTAAGTAGGAATCAAGAAGTTAATTTACCAATTGGTGTGCTAGCTTCCTAGCATAGAAACAATTTTGCCAATGTTTGGAAAAAGGGCACTTACTGCAACCAATATACCAATAAGAATCCATCTCCATTGTTCTAGTTTACGGATTCTTTCTTCCATATGGTCCTGCTCTTTATTAATCTCTATTCTTAGGGCTTCTACTGCTTTAAGGATTTTGTCTTCGGATTGTGCTATATGCGCTTGTGTTTCACGTGAGCCTGTAGAGATTCTCGAATGTAGTTCTTTTACCGCATTATCTGATTCTTTTCTTCTCTGCATTCTTTCTTTCTCTTGAGTGTCGAGACGTTCCTCATGGACGGCTAGTATTTTGCCCATTTCCTGGTGTGTCTCGGAAATTTTACCTATTGCTTGCTCCACTTTGGCTAACATGTGTCCTAGTGCTGCAACATCAGTCTTAACTGTGGCAATTTCTCTACCACTGGCAGTTTGAGATTTAACGGGCATTTTTCTTTTTCCTCTTCTTGATTACTGGTTTACGCCTAAACATGCTAGGCATTCCGATACCAGGAAAAGGCCATCTATTTAATGGCACACCAGGTTCTCCTTTTGTGCCTATGCCTATCCCGTCTACTCCGCCTCCGCCAACGGCATTAGCTGCTACTTCCTCGTCCATAACAAATTCTGCGAATGATAATATTTCGTAACGTTCTAACAATCTAGCATGTCTTTGAACATTACTATCATCCATGTAGTTTTCCATCAATGCACCTACTGTAACTTCATCGTCTTCTTCCTTGTATTCTTTTAACAATGCTAATGCTGCTGCAAATGTTAAAAGTCTCCTTGCATTTCTATCTGAAGATCTCATCAATGCGTTCTGAATTTTAAAAACAAATCTATTAAGGAATGTATAAGCTTCTTTTTCTTGTGCAGTATTAGCTTTTCTTAGTTGTTTACCATCTCCATCAATTATACCCATCTTAAATGCTTGTGAGTTTTTGATAGGAGTAGACATAAGTTTTAATAACCTATATGTAACTAAAGTATCTGCTATTCTACTCATTTATGTTTTCCTTAATATATCTGCAAGGCCTGAATTAATCATAACATCTGTTTCTATATTCTTAGGTAAACTTTTAGAAAATACTGTTTCTAAAGGCATCCTATTTAAATATACTAAAAATGTTTTTAAATCAGACCAATATTTTTCTTCTAATTTAAAAAATAACATCCTAGTCGTTGCACTACCAAAGACGTTATATAATAAAATAATATGGTTGATAATCAACCTTTCATTTGGCTCTCCTGTTTTTTGATACTTGTTAAGTAATCTCTTCAAGTATTTAAAACGTTTCAAGTCATCTTCTAATTCTGCCATCCCTGTGCAAGAGGGGTTCTGATAATTTTTTATGGCGTATATTAAAAAGTTGTCATCCGTAAGTTCATCAAATTCATTCATTCTTAAGCCGTTGTTGCGCTTCCTCCTATGAAATACCACCTAGATGTGCCACTATCATATAATAATGTAGCACTATGTCCTGCTGCTGACCAACTAATATCATTAGCTATGTTAGCTGCATTTAACGTTATACTGTGGCCTCCCGAGTTGGAAGACATAATAATAATTTTAATCTGGCCGTCTACGCCAGCTGCTAGTGTTAAGTTACCAGCACCACTAAAGTTGTTTAGGAACGTTACATTGGTATCTAATGATACAGCTCCAACAGCTGTCATTACATCATGATCACCAATACATACTTTGTCGTTGAATGCTGCTGGTGTTGCAACGTTACCAAACAATACTGCATTAGTTACAGACTTAGAATCTGAACCCTGAACTAAATACAGTTTGTCGGCAGCAGCGGCTGCTGTAGCCGCTGTCATTTCTGAAACTTTACTGTCTGCCATTGTTTACCCCTTAACTATCTGCAAATTCTGAGTCTTCAGCATCTCCCATATCGGAAGCTGATGCTGAGGAAAGAGCTACAAGTGTTTCGTATTTCTTTCTAGAACCTACAGTCTGGACACTAACCCAACCTGCATGTGCTGGTCCGTTAGTAACACCCATTTCAGTTTGGTCAACACCAAACACCTTCTCAGATGTAAATGCTGCTACTGAATTGGCTTTAATCATACCACTTGGCTTCTCGCTAAGTGTGTAGTTTGCTCCAGCACTCTGAGCTACAATAGTTGCACCTGGTGTATCTGCATCTACTACTGTGCAAGCAGTATTAGAAGCAATAGCAGTAATTCTGAAATCTATAGAATTAGCAGTCAGGATATCTCCTACAGCTGCTTCAGTTGTGAATGCTGTAGATGTCCCTGTTACTGCACCGGCTGCACTAAGAGCTATTGTGCCTGTAGACGTTTTGTCGTCTTTTCTTCCCCATCCTGACATATTATTCTCCTTAGTCTAAATGTGTTTTAAAGTTATCATGAGATGCATGTCCATGTGCCTGCATCTTCATTTTGTCTGCTGGTTTCCCACTCATATATTTATTCAAAAACTTATGAGCGTCTTTTACGCCAACCTTTGCTGTTTTACCGTCTTGAAACTTGACGCCTGCGTGTTTATCACCTTGATCTAATACGCCTCTTAATTGAGAAACTATATGTGCAGGTCCTTTATTCTCTGAACCGTCATGTTTAGACTTTCCAGGCTTAGGATCTTTCTTCGTAGAAGCCATTCCTTTTGTGTTTTGAGAGTTCTTCATGTCTCGCATTGCGTCCTCTTTAGCACCTTCAGGTAATGGTTCTCTACCTAACATTACATCTATGACAGAGTCCTGTAATTTCTTACCTTTTCTCATTGCCATAGCCTTCTTAATAGCTTTGTCTCTAGAACCCATGTATTCATCTTTACCTGATTCTATTTTACCATCGCCATCGTGATCTTTGCTTGCCATTTTTTCTTCATTGGCTTGTCTAAGAGCATCTGATACTGCTGGATGATCTGAAAGTCCTTTCTTAATCTTTTCCATTTGTTTAGCAGCGCCTGTCATGTTGCCACCTTTATATCTTTTATCAAAAGCTATACCCTTAGCCATTTTAATTTGTTTGTTAGAGTAAGATGCTTCATCTACTTTCTTAAACATGCTTTCTTTCATGTTCTCAGGTAAGTCCCTAACATTGTCAACACCTCTATTTGCTAGAGCTGTTTCTAAATTCTTTTTGTAAAGTTCATTGAACTTTTGTAGATCTGTAGGAAGAGTAGATTCATTTTTCATTTTCTCTCTCCTTAAAGAAGAAGGCATACCTTTGAGTATCTCATCTTTAGCACGTCTTCCTGCTCTTTTAAATCTTCGAGCATCTCTAGTTCTTTTTCCTTCTGCATCTAAGTCAGATAGTAAACCTTCTTTGATATCTGGTTTGCCATCTTGTTTAGGTGCTAACTCGCCCACTTCAGGATTCTCTTTACTACCACCTTGTTTAGGTTTTTTGTTTAGATCACCTTCATTGTGGCCAGCATCGGCGGGTCTATTACCCATTGCCATTTCCTCTTTCATAGGTTTCTCCATTTTTTGTGGTTTCTTTTTCATCATGGCCTTAAGACGTTTGGATCTTTCTCTCTCCAATTCTGCTTGTGGTGTTGCATCGTTTGGATCTTCACCATGACCTCTGTCATAGTATTCATACATCTCTTCGTCTTTGTTTATGCCATCCCCTTTGTTAGACTTGAGGATTGACTTGCCATTCTTTTGTTTCTTTTTAGCTTCAGCCTCATCCTCGGAGCCATCATAGACGACAACGTCGCCTTCTTTACCATTCTTCATTTTTTTCTCCTCGGTCTGATATTTTGTTTTTTGTGTATGTAACCTAGCTCTGTTGTATGTGATGTCGTCTCCAAATTGAAAGTTCATCATTTTATCAACTAATTTACTAATAGCTTCTCTCTCGTAAGGAGGTAGTAATTTACCTGCCTTCATGTTTGCTAAAGCTCTATGTAAAATAGGTAATTGTCTAGCAGGTAACATGCCTTGTCTTATGAGTCTGTCTAGTCTTTGACGTTGTTGGTCAACTTCTAGTAAATATTCTATGGCTTCTTTTGGTTCCATACATGTATTTATACAAATCAACTACTTGATTGGAGCTTTTGTTTTTTATATTGGTTAATAAAATCTTCTGCCAGATCTTGAGGTAATTGTAATGAATCCTGAGGCTTCTTCATATCTTGCCATGTGTATTTAGTATCTATCAACCAGTTGTGATATGTAAATGGCAATGGTGGTTGATCTTTATGTATATCACTCTCATCATACCACTCTAGTTCTAAGTATTTCAAAGCATCATATAGTTCCATATCTTTGTTTTTCCAGTTCATAAAAGCCATTTCTTCCTGGAATGTAGCTTCTTCTGTCTTATATTTTCTCTCATATTCAGGAGCTTCCATAGCCTGTAGTGCCTTAAATAACCCTGTAAAACGTCCTTGTGGACCCTGTGTCCACTCCTTATCGCCTAGTGTTGTAATTGTATATCCATATTTCTCTGGGTCCTCAGCAAACCTACTCTTTTCCTCGTAGGGTCTTGTTATATCAGGTATCCATAAAGGATTAATCATTGAGGATTGTCCCTGCCAATTAGTTTCTATCCATTGTTTTGTAGCTCTTAGTGTATCTAATGTTTCGTGTGGTAACCCTGCTATAAGGCTCAAATGTCCCCTGTAAAACCCTCTAGCCTCCATCCAATCCTTGTATTTAAGTAGCCCATCCTGTAATCGTATAGTTTCCATACCCTTGCCTACGGACTTCGCTGAGGGTCTGTTGAAAGATTCTATGCCATAAAACTGAGAATTAAGTCCTATATCACTAATCATCTCCCAATCATTAGGCTTAGATATAAGTAAGTCTGCTCTAATATACCCTGCCATATTAGGTTTAAAAGGTAGTTTCTTTATCTCATTAGAGTATCTGTATAGCTTTTCTGTGTAGTCGTTTACTGTTTCGTCTGCTATTGAATAGTTTGTAACACCCCACTTCTCATAGTTTTCTAATAGTTCATCATATAAATTATCTGCTGATCTACTATGATCTTCTTTAATGTTCCTATGTGTTAGTGTGCAAAAATGACAATTAAATATACAACCTCTACCAAATTCTACAGTAAGAACTTCTTGTGGTTGTATGTAATCTCTCTCCTCATAGTGTGAGGATAAGTTTTTCATTTGTGCTGCAGGGTGATGTGCTGTTGCATCTACTCTTAAAAATTTATTTCCGTTCAGCCATTTATGTTCAGAACCTTTTACTGTTCCATTAAGAATAGCATCCATTGCATGTTCACCATAACCTGTTACCATATAATCTATAGGTAAACCCTCACAATTATAAAAGGACTGTGAGCCTGAAACTATAATAACATCTGGATATTGTTCTTTGAACCAAGGTAAGAATTCATATAGATGTTTGAACCTTACAGAAAAGGTAGCTGATATACCTAAGAATTTTGTTTTGTTTGTTACTCGTTGTCTACTGAACTCTTTTAATTCTTCAAGAGTCCATGACTGAACAAAGTCTAGGACTTCTACGTCCCAACCTTGTCTTCTAAGGTGTGTTGCTATTTTATGTGCGCCAGGCGCTCTTTTGACAGATACATAATGATAGTCAACCACACCACCGATAATTAACCCGTGGTTCATATCTGTATTTATGTGAGGTTTAACCTACTGAATATGAGAATGCTTTGTAGGCTTTAGATGCTTTCTTAAGTGTAGGACCACCTGATTTGATTCTAGATTTAGGTGCTGCTTTCTTAGGAGCCTTAAATGGTTTTGCCTTAATTTTATATCTTTTAGCTTTGTAAGATGCTGCTCCTTTAATTGGTTTAGCTGCTCTATATTTCTTACTCTTTTGTGCGCCACTTTTGCCTCTATTTGTAAGACGTTTGATTTCGTTTCTTCTCATTTGTGGCAATAGTTTTACAGATATACGATTAACAAGTGGTTGGAATCTTGTTATCATTCTTTCGAGACGTGCCTTCTCTGCTGGTGGTAGTCCAGCTCTGTCTCTACCTCTTAATAGACGTTTGTAAACCATAAGTCTTGCACCACGAACAGCCCTACGTTTTAATCTATCTGGTGTAGAACCTCTTCGTAATGCTATACGTCTTGCTACTCTTAATTTTTGTCTGTTTCTTCTAGCAGCAAAACGTCTTTTCATTCTTCCTTGAACGGATAATGCTTCTGTTATTTCGTAATCATCATATAGATCATAACCAAAGTCTAAGTTCTCTAGTTCATCCTGATCATACAATCCATCTTCTACAGCATCTTCGAATGTATAGTTATCTACTTCTGCTTCTAGTTCCTTGACATCCTGCATAGTAATTTCGCCACCTTCATATGCTCCTGTAAGTATGCCATCTACATTAGCTGCCCATCTGGCATCTACTTCGTTGTCTATAGGATATTGGTGTTTACTGTGGTGTGCCTGTCCTGGCTCTATATGATCTAAATTTACATCCTCTTTAACACAATTAGGCACCATTCTGTTGCCTTTCTTCTTCATTCCTACACGTTTATATCCTTGCCAACACTTTTCCATTATCTTAGCAGAAAGTCTACCTTCTACAGTAAATGGTGGATTGAAAGGAACGTCTACAGGTTTTAGAGGTTGTTTACGTTTGTTCTTTGGTGTTTGTCCTGGTGTAAGTCTTCTGTAATAATCATCACCTACGTCTGTTCCCCATTCCATTTTGCCGTAGCCTGAATCATATTCTTTTGTTTCTTTTTGTGTCTTTACATTTATAGGTTTGTTACCTGTGCCTGGTCTATCTACACTAGGATCTGCTGCTCTCTTTCTCCTAGCTGCTGAGCCTCTATCTTTCTTGCTCATGCTATGTGCTTTAGAACGTGGCATACATTTAGGTTTACCTTCTCCAGGCTCTCTTGCACAGGCTCCTTTAATTTTGCCTTTTGTATCTACACGAACCCAATCACCTTTTGGTCCTTTACCAAACCAATCTTTTAGACTTTCTACTACTTCTTTCTGTTGCTCTTCCATCTTATAGTATTTGTCTAATCTATCTTTATATCCTGGTAAGAAGGCTCCTGTTTTTATTCTCTTGGCATATTCTTTCTTAGCCTTATCAAAGTCATTAGGGACTTTGCCTTTTACTAAATCATCTACAAAACCTAATGTAGATGCATTAGCATTTAAACTACCACATCTGGCAGTAACAGTTTTCTTTAATCCGTCTATAATAATACTTCCAGTTACATGTCCTAGTGTGTCCATCATTTCTGCTGGAACTACTATTTCTTTAGATGTGTATAGGAAGTCGTGATGTTTTGCTGGAAAGTCATGTGGTATGCTTTCGTCTATAATCCATGTTTCTTTTTCGCCTTTACCAAAGTCACCTAACTTATACCATTTAAGCATTGTTTCTGTAACTTCATCAGGTTGTCCGTAGGCTTTGATAATAAATCTTGCTACTTTTACAGCGTCTTTATGTTTCCATTTTTTAAGAGAGCTTTCTGCAGAACCTACTGCCTCGAACATATGACTTGGTTGTGGTGGACGTCTGTGCATTTTATCTTCGTCATGTTTAGCATCTTTTTTCATCTTAACAGTTGTTTTTACATTGCCGTCTTTAACATTGTAAACAGTTGTTTCTTTATGATGCATGTTAAGTTTCCAATGTGCTAATTGTTTAGCTCCCTTACTGGATTTAGAACTAGATCTTATCTTCTTTAGTTCTGATTTAGAGGCATCTTTTTTAACACCATGTCGTTCTATTTCTTCTTTGTTGTGTTGTTTCCAAGCTGTGGCGTAGGCAATTTTCTTTTCTGTATCTGTAAGTTTGCCATCTTTAGCATATCCTTTCTTAATATGCCTTATCATTCTTTCTGCCTTGGCTGTTGGAGGGGCCTCTTCTCTCATAGCCTTACCCTAATAAGTCGACTTGTTCTTTATCTCTGCGTTCTTAATTGGCACCTTTACTTCTTGTTTAGGTGCTGTAGGGGATTTCATATCCTTTTGTATTTGATTAACTGCATGAGATACAAGTTTGTTCAAACCTTTATCCTCTTTTACTTCTTGTTTAGGTGCTGTAGGTTCTTTTGGTTTCTTTTTAAATGTTTTCATGCCATCACCAGAAGCCATACGTTTCATACCACCTTCTTTTAGTTCTGAATTTGTAGGTAATAGTTTATAATAATCTGGATGAGCACGTTCTTCTTTTGTTGCCTTACTTAGAGATTTTTTAAACTGATCTATTTTCCTAGCTCCTGCTCTAAATGTTAAACGTTGATTCCTGTCTGCTTTCTTTACAGCTTTTTTATAGTTTGGATTTCTATAATCTGTATAACCATATTCACTAGCAGTTCTAACAACCTCTGCATTTCTTTTCTTAGCTACTTTATTAATTAAATCTGTTGATAACTCTTTAATAGTTTCTTCTGTGGCTTTAACTTTACCTGAGTGCATTTGTTTAAATGTTTTCTCACTTGCACCCATTTTAGTTTTATTTTTATCTGCTAAGTATTCGTCTTTGTCTTTTCCAGGAGTTAGTTTATTTGCTGCCCTGTTGATACCATGGAATCTATCCATTGTTTTTTTACTTTCTTTCTCAGATTTTTTAAAATGTTTTTGTGCTATCTTTTCCTGTCCTTTATCTCTTGCAGACATTCCTTTTTGAATGTTATATTGAGATGTATGTGATCTAGATATAGCATCTCCTGTAGCCTTCTTAACGTAGCTACCTAGTGTAGACTTCTTTAATTCATCTATTTGTTGTTCCTCTTTTTGTTGAGGAGGGTTCATCATTGACTTTTTGCTTTGTTTTGCCCAATTAGCCTTATATTCTGGTGTCTGTCTTTCAGGATACTTTTTCCTTGTTTTAGGATTCTCAGCATCAGGATGTCCTTTTGCAATAGCAAATGCTATACCTGTAGGACCTCTACCTTTTTCGTAACTTTCTTTCTTAAGACCTTTGCCTGCTGACATTGATAAACCTTTACCACGTTTCTTCATTTTCTCTCTGTCCATGTTTATGGCATCATATTCTTTATCTGAGGTGTAACCTTTGTAATAACCTGCGTCTGCTTGTGCTCTGCTAGGTGTAGACTTTCTTAGTTCTCTATATTGTGCACCTGCTTTCTTCTGATATGAACTAATTGTTTTAGGTGAAAGTTCTAAAAGACTAGCATAAACTAGCTTTTGTTCTGTCTTCATATACTTTTGAGCTGCTTGAACTTCAGGATGTTTGGCATGTGCTTTAGTAAGTGGTGATTTCTTTTGATCTAATGTATGTGAAACAGCACTTCTAACATCTCTATTTGTAGACTTAACCTTCTTCATATATCCTGCGTATTCACTGCCTGTCATTTTTTCTTCTGAAACTCTTTTGTTCATTTTGGACATTGCAGTTTTGATACCTTTACGTCTTTTAAGTGTATCTTTATCCATCTTTTTATTTACAAAATCTTTGTCATCTTTAGACAAATTCATTTTGTCCATTGATTTGTTCTGATAATCTCTAAATTTTTCTGTATCAGTAACCTGTTTTTGTGCCTTACCAATATAACTTTTCATTGTAGACTGTTTAAGTTCTGTAATCATATTGTTGTATGCTCTTTCGATAGCTTCTTTTTTACCTTTTCTCCAGCCACCGCCTCTTTTCTTATACCATTGAACTGCCCAGCCATTAGCATAAGCACTTGGATATACATCAAATTTAGATCTAGCTGCTGACTTAGCTCTTGACCATAAGCCAGGATTTGTAGGTGTGGATTTTTCTATTAGATATGATTCAACCATCCTTTTAGGTTTACCACATGTCTTACAGACTTTGCCATTACATTCACAATCACAATCACAGTAGTCTTTAGCTTCTTTGGTAGTTACTGGTCCTGTCTTGTTTTCGTCGCCTTTAGTTTTAGGGTCATCATGATCGTAACCTTTTTTCTTTAGTCTCTCATGATCTTCAGGCTTTTTAGCCCAAATCTTACTATCACCCTTATACATGTAATGGGCTTTGAATTCTTCTTCTTCGTTAAATTTGTCTTTTACATATCCTGGCATTTTCATAAATCCTGACTTGAGTGCTTTTTCGTTGGCATCTTTTCGTGCTTTTAGTAAGTTAGACTTGACAGGTTTCTTTATTGGTCTACCTGAAGCCATGTCCTCTTTTATTCTATTCGTCATCCTCGATACCTATTTGTGCTTTATACTCATTATTTATACTTTTCTCATAGTAGACAATGATAGTTTTCTGCTGTTCTATGTATCTCTTCATTTCTGCCATGTTTAGGGACAAATTCTCATAATCAGGCACAGATAAAGCAAAAAAGACTAGACTATCGTTCTTGTCTTTAAACTTTTCTTTGAACTCTTCGTAGTTAGCTTCTGTAACTGCATAGAACTTTACAGGGTATAAAGTCACACCTTTAGGTGGCTCTTGGACTGGGATTTTTCTTTCTATAAATTTAGTCTGAACTTCTACTTGTTTTGGTATAAGACTACAACCACTAATCGTTAGGGTCAATAGCAGTAGAAGACTCAAGATCTTCAAAAACTTTTGCTGTTGCATCGTTTACTCTCTTCTCAATGAGACCAGGCTTTCTAAGTGTTAGTCTTGTCAAGTCATGTTCTCTCAATTTACGAGACAGTTCATCTCCATATGCTTCTGCCTCCTTGTATTTTATTTGAAGTTCCTTATTGGCTACTTCAAATGCCTTATTATCTTCTTCTAACTTATCTATTGTTTCCTGATTTGTTTGGGCTGCAATAGTAAGTTTAGCATTATTTTCCGTTAATGTTGCTATTCTCTTTTCTGATATCCAATAATATCCTCCAAAAGCTAATAACAAAGCTAAGATAATTCCTATAAAAATTTTACTCATCTAACTTTCTCTCTATCTCGTCGATTCGTTTTGCCAACAAAGGATAATCTCTTCTCCAAGCAGCTTCCTTTTTGGCAATTTCTATATCATATTTCTTTTGTAGATAGTTCATGTATTGTTCAAATTTTTGTTGAACCCATACACCTATCTTTGTTGTGAAAAACCATTTAGCAAATGCTGTTCCAAATGTTGC